TGGTAGCTTCTTTATGAACTGTCTCTCAACAGAGAAGCCAACACCAGTACCACAGAGAAGTATATACATAGCTTCATCAAAAGATTTAGGATCATCTACTGGTAGGTAACTACAATTATATCCTGCTGTATTGTCGCGATCCAAGGCAGGACCAGCTGTCATCATAGCTCTCATACTAGGCATAATCTCTTGACCAAGTATAGCCTGTTCTAGATCATACACCTCATTGTTATTTATAATTCTATCTACTTCATTACCCAGCGCCTTACGAACTACATTGTCCATGTAACGTTCTACTGTCTCTCCCCAAGACTCACGTCCTTTGCCATCAAAGTATTTGGCATAGCGTGACTTGTGAATGAACGCCTGATAGTCTGTTGGTAATTGGTTACTCATCTATTGTCTCCTGATCCTTGTATTTTGTTTCGTTCCTTACGTGATGAAAGCTTCTCAATATTAATGTTTGCTATCTCATCTAGGTTATACCCTATATCGTTAGCCAAATTAGCCAAATACCAGAGTACATCTCCTAGCTCCTTAGCTACTTCATGTCTGTTAAAATTATTATCACGTACTTGTTTCTTAACCTTCTCGGCTATCTCTCCTGTCTCTCCGCATAAACCTAGCGTTGGGTACAAAACCTTGTGTGTTGCAGGGTATATAGCAAAGCTAACTGCCTTAATCTGATACTCTCTAAAGCTATTCATTTTCTCTCCTTCACGTTTAAATTTTCTATATTCATATCGTCTACATCATATATAACATCTGTTATCAGATCGTGTACATCTTTTTCATGGCTATCCTTACTAGAAGATAATATATTATTAGTATCGTCTACCTTTGCTACAAAGCTAACGTTAAACTTTTTCATGCATTACCCTTTGTCTTCGTCCATCTGTTAAGTAGGATAACATTATCGTCTACCTTATACCCAGTGTCTGTTTGTTTTACAGCTTCTTCATATTGTTCTGGGAACATCTCCTTCATCAGATCGCCTCGTAGTTCTACAAAATCATCCCATGCATCAGGGTATAAATCTAAGAACGACTGTGCTGCTGCCATAGTAAGAGCTTCCTCTAGTGCTGCCTTCATACCTTCGTGTGACTCAGCCTCACCAAATACTAGACCTGTCTTAATGTGACCTGTCCACTCACCCTCGTCCATGATAGGGTGTAGTATAATAGCAATGTCACCAGGTTTTACTTCATAACCCATCATAGTCTCCTCTTTACTTTAACACGTTGTTCCTTCATACGCTTACCTTTTTCTATTAGCCAACCTTCAGGTATGACTCGGTGCGCCCACTTGAAACCATTCTTCTCACACCAATCACAGTACCTACTCTTAGCACCCTTATATAGTTTAGCATTTGCGTTACTAAATACAAAACGTATATCTAGTTTAGGGTGTTGCCTCTGTACTTCTATATGCTTGCGACGATCCCCAGCCGAAAACAATCCTTTGGTCTCAATTATGATACCGTTATCCAATTCGAAGTCTGGTGTATAGGTGCGATACTTTAAATCCTCCCACTCTATCTTTAGCTTTTCATAGGATACAATCTTTTGTCGTGTCTCTAAGAATGTAGCGGCCTCTAGTTCAAGGCCACTACGGTAGTTTCTTCTATTGTGTTTACGAACCACGCCCATCTCCTATGTGTACATACTCTACCATAGGTGGTTCTTTCTTACCCTTGTATACACGAGAGGGTTGTTCGTTTAAGTCCCAACACTTATGTTTGAAGTCACACCAGCCACAAGTATTTTTATCCAGTACTAAGTTACCACTAGGCTTCTTGAAGTAAGTCTCAGGTACTGCTTCGTAGCAACGCTTGAAGGGTGCATCACTCTCAATGTAATCCACAGTAGATTGAATGCTATCTATGACAGCTTCCTTGTCCACCTCAGATGCGTCTACATACTTAAACTCACCGTTGCCTTTGTTGACTACCCACCAACCACCTACATCCTTTCCAGCGGCTTCTGCGTAGCCTACAAGCTGTGATACATAGCCGAAGCTATCCTTGTTGTTGAGTGTATCAAAGCTTTCAAACTTATTAGTGTATGACCAAGGGGATGCAGACTTAACATCGTCAATCTTTCCATCCATCTCCATGTCGTACTCACCCTTGATCTCTTGACCATTGGGTAGCTTGAGTGTGACAATCTCATTATCTTTAAAGTCTTGGTTTACTGCACGTAGTAACCCCTTGAACACAGCCTCAACTATATCGCCAAGAATCATGTTCATTAAGAAGTGTGGTGGGAAAGGTCTACGATCTTCTGGATCATTCTTTTCAAACCACAGCTGACAGGGTGCTTTACCAATGTTAGACATACGTAAGCGGAAGTCGCCACGAGGAGGTGAGTTAAACTGTTTGTTCAACGCCGCCTCAACATCAGCGGCAACCTGCTTGGTCACCGCCTCTGTCATGTTTGCTTCACCAGCCAAAGCCTTCTGCAGAAAACTGTAGATTGCTAATTCTGCTGGGTGATTCATTGGCCTACCTCAACAAAGTCATTGTTGATAATGTCAGACACTACAGACTCATCATCCTCAGACATAGCTTTATCAAACCTCTCATGGTATAAGTCTAAGATCTTACCATTGCTGTATTCAATAAGCTCAATGAAATCTTTTAACATCTCATTGTCACCCTCAGCAAGATCAACCCTATCGCCTGATGCTGCTTTGATTTTACCAAACTTAGCACCTGTTGGGATGCTGTCTTCCACACCCATAAACTTAACAGTAGACATGATAGGTAGTAAGTTCTTGCGCTTGAGTACACTCAACACACCATTGATACTCTTGAGTGAGTCTCGGTTCTTAACGTCCATTACAAATGGTACATCTTTATAAGAAGCCTTATCAATAGGTTCACCCTTCTCATTGATAGGATCATCAAGTGTTACTGTACCATAGTAGACGTTGACACGCTTAACACTACGGATGATTTGCTTAGTAGCATCATCTAAAGCTTGGAAGTCTTCGATCCAACCTGACGGTCTACCCAAGTTGAAGCCACCTATGCTGTCCTTCATATCACCATTGAGTGAGTTAGCTAAGACAGACTTCTCCATCTCTTCTGTTTCACTGTTCCAACGTTGCCACTGTTGGCGCTGGGCGAAGATACGCATAGTGACCCCATTACTGTAGACCTTTTCGTCACCACGATTGAGGATGAATGCACCTACTGGTACTACCTCAGTCTTGATTGACTTACCTGCTACCTCTAGTTCACCCATCAGGGGTGAGTGCAGCATACCCATGCGTGATATGGATGGTGTTGCATCTCCGCTAGACGCTGACACGCCCATAAGTTCTGCCATTGATTGACCGCGTTCATTTGCGATTGATAGTTCATTGCTCATTTCTATACCTTTCTATAGATTCAAAGAGTTCCTAGTTATACATTATACGTCAACTGTGTCAAGCCAGTTTGATCCGATTTTTGCTTCAAGTAGTAATGGTACATTCATTTCTACATTGTATGTTTTTTCTACAAGTTCATTGATGTTGTCGTTAAGTGATTCAATAATATCAATAACTTGTTGTTCTTCGTCAGGGTGTATGTCAACTACCATACTATCGTGTACTGAATTAACCACGACAGAATTGTATGGTTGTAACAATTCGTGAAGCTCGTTCAACACAATAGGTACTATATCACCTGTAGCAAACCCTTGTACTGGGTAGTTCTTAATCATTGTAAAGTGACTTGGCATACCGTTGTCTCTGCGTCTTACATTAGGGAAAGCATACTGTCGCCCTGACTTATTAGTGATCTTCAATAAGCGTAATGCCTCGTCACCTAACTCCTTATGCCATGCAGCAATACCCTCATACTTCTCAATAAAATGTTTGTAGTAGGCGGCTTCAGCCTTAGATCTTCCATACCCAGTAGCTCCGAAGAGGGGCGCAAATGTATGTGCCTTAGCATCCTGGCGAGATGTCTTCTGCCCTGCATCTGTAATAACTTTAGCAGTGTAACTATGCACATCAAACCCTGTGTCAATCTCTTTCATAGCAATCTCATCTTGTGCTAAGAACGCAGCAGTACGGAACTCAAGCTGAGCAAAGTCAGCCTCCATTATCTTTCCATTTTCCCACCGTGAAACAAAGACTTTCTTCACAGGAAACGTACCGCCTCTTGGCATGTTCTGCATGTTAGGGTTACGCCCACTGAAACGTCCAGTAGCTGTTATGTGTTGCGTTAAACTTACATGTAAGAAGCCATCCTGCTTAGTGTAGTTTGATATACCCTCAACGAAAGAACTTAGGTAGCTACTGATAGCAGACAGACGTTTCTGATCTGTAAGAAATGCCTCTGCCTCTTCCATGTTATTACTTCTGGCAGTAGCCGCAAGTACATCTAGGTTATCCTTACCTGTACTAAAACCATTGGCACTAATCCATTTCTTATTAGGCGCAGTAAACCTTAGACCTGCAATCTGTTTTGTTTCTTGTAGTTGAAAGCCTCGCGTGTCACAGTCTTTACACTTGTTAGGTCTAGCATACTTTGTGCCATCCTTCTTTAGTTTATATGTTTTGCCTACACCCTCACAGGTTGGGCATGTAAATGCTTTTGTTCTGTATACAGGCGTAGAGTTTGCCCTAACAGCATCCTTATATTCATCCACTGTAGACGTGAACTCAAACAAATCTGCCCATTCCTTTTTGTTATTCATGCGCAGCGAGAATACAACCTGTGACATTTGCTCAGGACTGTTAAGGTTTATAGGTGTATCACCCATAAGCTTACGTATCTTCTTCTGCATCCTGTCTTCAATCTCTGCCTTCTCTTGTTCAAACTCTACTCTTACTTCTTCAAGGGCTGATCTATCCACCCTGATCCCTGACATATACATTCGGGTGAGGGTTTTACAGGTGGTAAAGGTTGTATCTCTAATGACTTTGAGACCTGTGGATTCGGGCTTGGCATAGTCAGCT